CACAGGAATGTCAGCCGAGCCGTCCCACTTCATTTTTTAGGCAGTGTTATTTTGGCTTCGGTTGTCAGTTTTTCGGTGTCGCGTGTAATTTCAACGGCGGTCACGAAATCAAGCGACCACGAGCGGTCGCCGGAAATCTCAACTTTTGCGCATAGCTTAAACATGGGTTAAACGGTGTTAAATGGGTGTTAAATGGTTTTACCAGTCGTAACGGCTGGGCTTCATGGAGCCGCAGCGCACAGGGTTGCGGAGGTCGTCGCCGGAGCCGTCGGGGGATTGATAGACCGGGAGATCCGGGGAGGCTTTGCCGGCCTGAATATCGCGCAGCCACTTTATAGCGTCGTTATAGAGGCACTCGCGGCGCTCATGGCCCATATTCTGCGGCAGGCGGTGAACCATGAGCCACAGGGAGATATTAACGGCGCACTGCACAAGCATAGCGTTACGGCAGCTGCCGGAGGCCGAGAGGGCGCGGTCGATGTCGTAACGGTGCCGGAGATAAGAGCCGATTTGCTCTAATGCGGCGGCTTCGGCTCCGGCGCGCACCTCACCATTTTGGGAAATGACGCGGAACTCGTAGTCGTCGCACACGGCGCGGTAGTCGTCTATTGTCAGGAACATGGGCGGGAGTTTTTGGAGGGAGGAAACGCCACAAAAATAGCCTGCTGCTGTATTTTTTCGGGAGTGACCCCGACGAGGCGGCGCTGACGGATCAAAGTTTTCACGGCCTGCATGGAGACACAGACCGGGCGTTTGTCCCAGACGACAACAATAAATTTTTTGCCATAGGTGGCGGCGTCGCGTCGCGCCTGTTTAATTGCGCGATTTTTGCGCAGGTCAAAGAGGCGTGCGCGGAGATAGTCGAAAATTACCATGATACATTTTTAGCGTTTGGCCTCATACCAATGGAGACCGAATTAACAATATTTCGTTGGCGCGTGTCGCGCTGTAAAATCCATATAGCACCCTCGTCAGCGTCGGGGCCGTCGTCGTGGCCGCGCATACCCTTTTCAAAGGCAAGGGTCTGATCTATGCCGGCGAGCATGTCGGGGTCGTCGCGCTGCGTCTCGTCGTAAGTGACGAAGCCGCGCTCCCACAGGGGGCTGACCGCTTCCACGCGCTGGAACTTGTCGGGCTTTCTGCGCTTGTCGCCGGTAATGGGTAGCTGATAGCCGCGCAGTTCGCCCTCACGTCGGAACTCGTCGAGGATAGTGTCCTGCATGAAATTGGCTTCCATATACCAGCGCACGGCAATATTTTGCGAGCGCGCCCAGTCGTGGAGGTCGTAACACCAGCGGACCATTTCAGCCACGGAGCACTGACGGACAAAAGCGCGGAGACACCAGAGGGAGGTCCCGGCTTTGCCCCAGAGCTTTGCCGCCTTAAAGTCGTTTTTAGTGGAGCCCTTGAAGCTGGGGTCGATGTATAACACCAGTTCTGAGAACTTGGACCAAGCCGGACGCTTGCCCCAGCGGATCCAGTCGTTGCGGAACACGGCACCTTCAATAATGGGGTTATTCATGTATTCTTTTTGAAAATCCCTGTAACCGCTCACAGCCTCAATGTCGCGGACTTCCTGAGGTGTCCACTTCGTGCCCCATGAGATATTGCCGTCGCGGTCGTAGATATTGACGCGAGTAACCTGCACAGCCTTGATGTCGCACCACTTGGCGAGCACCGAATTTTTGGCAATTAGGTTGCCAACCATGATGAAGCGGCCGCGTCCACCGTCAAGAGTGCCGAACAGAGCCGAGCGCACCCAGCTAAATAGTTTGGAAACACGGGCGGGACTTTCCACCAGCTCGTCGTCGTCGAGGTCGTCGATCACGATGTAGTCTGGACGGTGTGAGCGGTAGCGGAGACCACGCGGCGACTGACCGCGGCCACGGGCAAAAAAAGCCACTTCCGAGGCTGTGACAAACTCGCCGTCCTGCCAGTTGCCGGCGTTGTATTGTTCGCCAAAGTCGGCAATGTAACGCTGGTTATATTGTAATTCTGCCTGAATATCACCCAGCAGAGTTTTAGCGTTGTCCTCAGATTTGCCAACGATAACCATAACGTTAATTTCGCGGCGTTCCTGACACATTAGCCACATGGGGACAAATACGTCCATGTTTGTTGACTTTGCCGCGCCGCGGTGCCACATGAAAGCCCCTTTGAAATTGCGGTTGCTTTTGATTTTGTTGGCCGCGTCGATATGGAACGAGGCGCAGGGCGTTGACTTGCCGGTCTCCGGGTTAACGGTCCAGTGGGGAAAGTAATAATCCACAAAGGCGGCATAATCGGAGCGCAGGCGCGCAATGCGAGCGAGGCGCTGCGCCGGCGTTTCGTTGATGACAATTGACGTGGCGGCCTGCACCGTTTCGCAATGTTGTTTCCAGTCTTCGACCGCTTTTTTAAGTTCGGCTTTGGTCATAAAATCATAAAGACTCTTTTAGCTTTTCGGAAATGAAAAGATCGTGATAATGATTTATTGTTTTAAGCAGTTCCGGGGTGACGTTTGGATCGAAGCTCATGCGGTATTGCAGCCACTTGCTGAAAGCCATAAAAACCTCTATAACGTCAACCACTGAGGTTTTTTTGTCGAGTCGTTCAACAGTGGCGGCGAACTTAACGAGCTTGTCAGCACTCGCGGCTGTTTTCTCCGGCGACGGGTCGGTCGCCAAATCTTCAAGCAGCACGTTAATACTGTTAAGAATTTTGTTAACCAGCTCCGGGCGCGTGATATTAGCAGCGGCGCGCGCCTGTTCCCAGCCCCCGTCGGCCACCCACTTTGTAATCGTCTGGGCTGACACTCCGACCTTTTCGGCGATAGACTTCTGGGGCTCCCCCTGCATAAAGAGCAGCCGGGCGTGCTCGCGCTGCTGTTCGCGTTCTTTTTTAGTTGCCATTCATACGTAATAAAATTTATATGGTTACAGGTGCGACAAGCTGTGGCGCACCTTTTTACGCTGCAAAATTGGCTCAAAACGGCGGCTCAGTAAAAAAGTTTGTAAAAGATTTACACACTTTTTTGGAGGGCGGCGAACAATTGCCAATTTTGCAGCGCTGAACGACTTACAGCCATATACTGCGGCGTAGAGCAGAGGTAGCTCGCCGGGCTCATTCCCCGGAGGTCGCGGGTTCGACTCCCGCCGCCGCCACAAGGTAAAAAAGATTGAAAGGAAAGCCCCGGGCACGGAGCAACACCCAACCCTCCACCCACCATCGCGCCCCGTGCCCGGGCATTTTTTAAGACAACAGACAACCGCAATGAAAGAAGTTATAATCTCCACCGAAGCCGTGAACAGTTACGGCACGCGTGTGCTGACTTCGGGCATAGACCTGAGCCAGTACGAGCGTAACCCTGTTTTGCTGTGGATGCACCGTAGGGCATGGAACGGCAAGGACATGCCGATTGGCCGCATGGAGAACCTGAGGGTCGAGGACGGCAAGCTGATAGGTACGCCGGTATTCGACCAAGCCGACGACTTCGCCAAGCAGATAGAGAGCAAATGGGAAAACGGATTTTTGCGCATGGCTTCGGCCGGGCTGGAGCCACAGGAGACCAGCCCCGACCCGGCGCTTGTGTTGCCCGGGCAGACGCGCGAGACCGTGACCCGGTGCAAACTTGTAGAGGTCAGCATTGTGGATATTGGCAGCAATGACGACGCGCTGCAACTGTGCGGGGCAGACGCCAAGCTGCTGAAACTCGCCGCCGGAGAGGACAGCCCGGCGCTTCCGTTGCTGACGCTCGTAGACACTCCCGACACCCCGGAGGAAAAACCAATCGAAAACCCCAATAATAAAAAAGAGATGAACAAAGAACAGTTACAGCTCCTCGGACTTCCCGAGGGCGCGACAGACGAACAGATCACCGCCGCGCTGAACCTGATGAAAACAAAGGCCGACAGCGCCGACAGTCTGCAACTCGCAGCAGTGACGCAGACCGTGGACCAAGCAATCGCCGACCGCAAGATCCTTGCAGACCAGCGCGACCACTTTATCAAGTTAGGCAAGAGCGCCGGGGTGGAAATGCTGGCCGACACATTCAAGGCAATGCCGCAGCAGATGAAGCCAACCGACACAATCCAGCTCAGCAAAGAGACAGCCCCGACCCCCGGCGCAGGACAGGCCCCGGCCAAGACCTACAAGAAGCTCGGCGACGTCCCGGAAAGTGAACGCCTGCAACTCCGCAAGGAGCAGCCGCAGGAATATATGCGCCTCTACAAAGAGGAATACGGCCACGACTGCCCGCCCCTGAACTAATGACACCGGACAAACAAAACCAATAACAACACAAAGTAAAAATGACACCTTCAAAATTTATCAAGAGAGTGCTCGGCCTTGTCACTTGCATGGTTATGGCCGTAGCGTTCAATGCAGCCGCCGGGGCGACCTGTGCCGTGGCAATCGGCTGCGCTCCCGAAGCCGGAGCAATCGCCGGCAACGTTCTGGCCCTTGCAATGGGTCACGCCGCCCCCACCGGAGCGCTCCGCGCCGGAGTGCTGACCGAGATATGGACCGGCGAGATGATCAAAGCGTTTCGCACCGCTCCCGAGGCATTGGGGTGGATGCAGCGTATTCGCAGTTATAACCAGTATGTGAACCAAGATGTAATCCACTTTGTCGCAATCGGAGGCGACCCCGCCGTGCTTGTTGACAACACGACTTACCCCCTTGCAATCACAGCCCTGACCGACGCCGACAAGCCCATAAGCCTTAGCAAATTCAGCACCGAGGCCACCCCCGTGACCGATGACGAGCTGCACGCCCTGAGTTACGACAAAATGGCGAGTGTTCAGGAACGCCACCGCGACGCACTGCGCGAGAAAATCGCCCAGCGAGCCATCCACTCAATCGCGCCCGACAAGCAGGCCACCGATGTGCCCGTAATCAAGACCACCGGCGCGAGCGACGGCACCCGCAAGAAAATGACCTTTGCCGACCTGCTTACGCTCAAGCGCGAATTTGACAAAATGGGTATCCCCGGCAATGACCGCGTGCTGGTGCTCTGTTCCGACCATGTGAACGACCTGCTCGAGACCGAACAGAAATTCAAAGAGCACTACAACATCAACCAGACCGAGGGCAAGGTTTGCCGCCTGTATGGCTTCGACATATACGAATATGACGGCACACCCTACTACACCATGAGCACCGGGGTAAAACTCGCATGGGGTGCGCTCCCCACGGCCCACGCCGCGCGCGCCAGTGTGGCATTTTATGCCGGCCGCATGATGAAAGCCTACGGCTCCACGGTGTTCTATCACAGTGAGGCCAAAAACGACCCCCTCTACCACCGCAGCCTCGTGAACTTTGACCAGTACGGCATTTGTCTGCCCCTGAGCGAGACCAAGAGCCGCGCGGCAATTGTGAGCGCTCCGGCAGGTGCCTAAAACCGTATAAGCTGAATGACGACACTAAAACGAGGAAGCAGCGGCGCCGATGTCAAGACTTTGCAGGGTAAATTAAACCTTGCACAGGACGGAATTTTCGGCCCAATAACCGAGGAAGCCGTGCGCGACTTTCAGAAGCGCAAAGGGCTGACCGTCGACGGCATAGTGGGAGCCAAGACATGGGCCGCGCTGGGGGTGGTGACAGCACAGAAAAAGCGCACCATTACCGACATAATTCTGCACTGCACCGCCACGCCTGAGGGCAAGGCGGTGACAGTGGCAAGTATCAAGGCCGGACACCTTGCGCGAGGCTTCAAGGACATAGGCTATCACTATATTATAGACCTTGACGGCACAATCCACAAAGGGCGCGACGAGTCAATTATCGGGGCGCACTGCACCGGCTTCAACGCGCACAGCATAGGCATTTCCTATATTGGCGGCGTGGATAAGAACGGCAAGCCCAAGGACACGCGCACAGCGGCGCAAAAAGCGGCAATGGCGCGGCTTGTCAAGGAACTGCTCGGGAAATATCCCGGCGCCAAGGTGAAAGGCCACCGCGACTACTCGCCCGACCTGAACGGTAACGGCACGGTAGAGCCGTGGGAATGGATCAAGGCTTGCCCTTGCTTCGAGGTAAAAACTTGGCTCACCACAGTGGGCATTAAACAGTAACAGCATGAATGAGCGGCGAAATAATAACTATCATAGTGTCGGCGCTTGTTGCGGCGATAGCTACCCCGTTAGGGGCATGGGTAGGCCGTAAGCTGGAGCGCGCAAAATACCGTATTGAACTTGACACGCTGCGGGCCGAGATGAAAGACAAGCTCGCCGAGGTCAAGAGCCACGAGCTGGAGAACGTGCGCAAGGCTTCGGACATACTTATGGAGAGTATTGTTCCGCCGCTCAAAGCCGAAATAACGAATTTAAGAAATGATGTGCAGAGTCTTAACAGCGCGCTGGAGCGCATTTGGGGCTGTCCTCATGTTGACCGTTGCCCTGTCAAATACG